AACTGGTGAGATCAGCCACAAGATTTACCTGATATTTGACTGTGGTGGGATTCCATCTCTCAAAACCTTCCACATTTGCTTTTTTCCAGAACACTCTGCTGTTGTTGGTAACCAAATCATCAAACAGTTGAGGATTGTCCACCAGGTTATCATTGTTGCTGTCCCAGAACACCACTTGGATCACTCTGGGCTCTATGTATCCATCAGGATAAACTTGTTGACTCTGCACTGCCCAATATTGATCATCAGCAAGTGAGCTGCCATTGCTGCCCATGTTGTTCTTAAGGATACGCACATTATCTCTGCGGCTGGTTAGCGTTTGACTGTCCACTACTTTTTGTGTATTCACAAAATAAAATTGCACATCTCTCACACTCTCAAAATAATAATTGAGTGCTCTCATTGTGATTTGCCAACCAAAATTGGCCAAATATACAAACTGCACCAACCAACTGGCATCAATGTTTGTTTTGCTAACATCACCAGCATTGTCCAAACTGAATGCAGCATTGATGGCCACGTCTTGTGCATTGAGTACAATCCACGTTTGGGCACTGTTGTCATAACGCAAGCCAAAATTTCTTTTGGCTTGCACAGCATTGGAAATGCTGGCCTTTTCCTGTTCGGTCAAAGTAACTCTAATAGGAGGCATAATTTGCTGCACAAGGTTTTTCACAGTTCCTGTGTCAGTGAGATATTCGCTAACAGGTCTACTCAAGATTGTGCTGTAGATGCCCAATTCGCTGCTGCCCTGGTTCACCACATTTACCCAACCTTCTCTGGTAAATTTCACCATGCTGCCAGTCACCAAGCCTTTTTCCTTGTCTGGTAAAAATATTTGCGTGGGAGTAGCAGTGCTGTTGGAATTAGTGTACACAAATTGGCCCTGGGCAGCATTGGGAACACTGCCACCAGTGGGTTGCCAATAAAGTCCACCGCCAGGAAAGTAAGGATAATTTTCCAGATAGAAATCTCTCAATCCTATATTCACATTGTCAGTGTCAGTGCTGCCTGACAGCAAAGGTTGCACCACACTTTCTATGAACTGATTGGTGTTGAGATTGCTGGTGGCAAAAACTTCTTTGTAGACAGGTGTATATTCCTGATACAGGATCCCATCATCGCTGAATACTTTGACATTGCTGTATTGGCTGGTGGGATCATTTATGTCAAGGAATCTGCTCTGTCCACTGTAGACTCTGTTCACTGCCTTGATTTTGAGGGCTTGGCTGTTTTGCAGGGGAAATACGTTGTAATCTTCTCCGTTCACCATGCGATTTTGTGCATAATACACAGCTGGCGCACGTTCTCTAATACTATCGCTGCTTTCTCTACTGAGGCTGTTGGCAACAGGATATTGCAAGCTGTATTGCATGGTGAGGTTGTTGATGGTGTTGAGCTGACTCTGATACCCCAGTGTGAGATTCTGGAAACTCATGTCCTGAGGTTGCACAGTGTATGTGAGATTGTTGCTGGTGCGATAGTAAACTCTTATTCTGCCTGTGGGCACATTTCCAAAATTACCATCACCAAATCTAATACTGATGCTGTCCACACCATTGACGTCTCTTGTGACAACCTGATAGATATTTCTGGTCAGTCGGTCCAGATCATTGTAAACCAGATTGCTGTTGAAAATTGCAGGAACTTTGGTCCAATCTAACAGGGGGATGCCTGTGTCATCCACTGTTTGCACCCACACATCATTTTGGTTTACGTTGGTGGCTGCAATGTCGATAACTCTGTTGGGCACTGGTGTGTCCAGCAAATAATCTGTATATGCAAGTGTGCCTTGTTTGAACATGGCAAAGAATCCAGTGTTGGTGCTGCTGTTGCCATTGCCATCATTCCTGTAAATCATGCTCCAACTGTTGAACACATTGGGGGCTTTTTCTTTGTAGTAGCCACTGCTGCCCGTGTTGATGCTGCCACCAGTTGCGGGTTCAAAGTCTGGATTCACAAACTCAAAATTCATTCTTGTGCCACTCACAGTGGCATTGTAGGCATACGCTAGATTGTTGCTGGTGGTGTTGTTGAAGTCATATCTGGCTGCAATGATGCTGCCCACTGAGCCATTTTTCACAGGCTGGCCAAAAGGATTGCTGGGCTGGAATGCTGCATTCAAAACAAGAATAAACTGTTCATACCAGTCTGGATTGGTGGTGTCATTCCAGTTGATGGTGAGGTTTTGCAGGTTGGTGCCATTGCTGTCATATATGGTTTGATCTGTTCTCACCTGAGTGAGCTTGAGCAAGCCTTGTCCAGCCAAACATCTTCTGGGGTTGTAGCTGAGGAACCTTGCCAGGCGCATGAGGCTTTCACGCCTCTGTGCAGTTGTGAGGAAATTCTCTCGGGTGTTGAGATCCACCCTAAAGGCCAGGTTGCCTCCCAGATAAGCCAGCATTTCAATAATGGCCACAAATTCACTGCTGCTGATCCAGTCATTGAAATCTTCTGGATAGTTGACTCTGATATAATCAATCAAGGCTTGACGAATGGTGTCATAATCATATGCGGCAAAATTGATGGCACTCATTGCGTTGTAAATTACTGTCCAATCCTGCCCCAAAAATAAATTAGTCTGACGAATACTTTGACTCATGAATATATCCCAACTGATTGATTATTTATCAACGGTTTTAAGTTGCTAGATTATTCAATATTGCATTTCAGCATATGCCTGTTTAAATTATTGCTGCTAATCAATTTGGGGCAAGTAGGGCATTTTATTTTTGGTGCAGGGTTTGATTGTTTACCATAATCTTTCCCTCTTTTAGGTGAGGGCTCTCCCACTTTTCCTTTGCGAGGCGATACACGGCCTTTGAGGCTATTACTTATTTTTTCTCTCGTTTCCATTGGTATAGATTTGCCTAAATTGGGAGTGTTCCGTGGTCCTTGATATGGATTTTTTTGTTTACCATATTTTTTATTTTTTTTAGGAGATGGTTTATGTAATTTGTGTAGGATTGCTGCAAGTTTAGCTCTTGAATAATGTGCAGAACTACAAATGCGAGGTCTTCCATAGGAGGCATAGCTCAACATCCACAAAGCTCTTTCCATTTTGTAATAGGCTTGTCCAGTTACCATTTTTGTCAAAAGCCAATGACAGATAAAATGTTCCTTTGATGTTAGCTGTACCAAATTGCTTGAATCGTTTGAATCACCAGGAAGCCAGCCTGGTCTAGATCCTTTACTTCTATTGTTGATAAAAAAACAATCGGGTATGATATGATGTTGCTCTTTATATCCTTCTATATTGTGCCTTGAACAGGCTGAAGATATAATGGCATAGTACCAATATGTATATTTGTTGACTATAAAAGGATTGTCAACAGGCAATCCTACACTGATAAATAATTTCATAGGCTAGATGCTCCTCCATTGAGCGTTTAGGTGTCAGGAGGGGCGCAACCCTCCTGACACACACCTATTTAGTTCTCAAGGTTGGTTTGTCTCAGTGATTGGCTCATGATGAGGTGGCTTCCACAGTTCTACGGTCAAAATCCAGGCTGAATGCCTCTACTATATCCAGGGGCTGGTAGTATATGTTCATTTGCAGTTGAATGCCATGATCATATTCCACCAAATTGATGCTTTGCAGATTCACTCTAGTGTCCTGTTGCACAATGTTTGTGCTGTCATCCACAATAAGGGTCACATTGTCAGCAGTCATGGGTTCAAAAATCATATCCCAGATTATACTTCCAAAAGTGGGCATCATCACACGTTCACCTTTTCTGGTATAAAAATGATTGATCAAATCTCTTTTGATCAGGTCCAGATCTGTGTATTGTGTTTGCTTGATACTGGTGTCTACGCTGCTGTAGCCCACAAACACCCTGTTGCTTGCTGAATTTGCCATTGTGACAATATTTACCCTACCTATAATCAGCTGGGATAAACATTTGTAAATATGATCTGGTATCCTAGAGAACATCATGAGAATAAACGAGATCCAACTTTCAAATACAGAGTATAAAACCAAAATTCAAACTGAGTTGGATGACCTGGAAAAAGAAAAGGTTAGACTCCAAGCAGAATATGCCAAAGTTGCAAATGATTGGTTTTGGGCTGACAAAAATAGTCCAGACAAAACCAAATTGAATACACAGATGCATGATCTCAATCAACAGTTGGCTCATGTATACGCTACCATGCACAAAATCCTGAAACAACAACCACCCAAAGCTGGAGAAATACTCAAAACAATTGAACAAGAGTGCAGCACAATACTTGGCCTCAACAAAAAAACGCAAAAATTTTTGCTGAGTGGCATGACAGATAGAGGCGCAGCCTTCAGTGGTGTTACCAAAACAAATAGAAAACCCAAGGACAGTGATCCTGAACTCACAGCAAAATTTGATGATTATCTGCGTGAACTGAACTTCAAGGCTTTGCGCAGCAACAGCATATTTGTCAGCACTGATCTGGATCAAGCTGATATGTATGGTGACATTTATTTGATTTTTCCCAAAAACAATCAATTTCACTACACATATACTAAACAAAAAGATATTGTTTTGGATAAAGATCGAGAGCAAGCTCTCAGCAGCATGAGTGAATTTATTGCCAACTATAGCCCCATGGCACAACAATTGGACTTGGCCATGCACAAGGGAGTGGAAATACTCATTAGTGGATCCTACATTGCACTCAAGGGTGCAATTTTTGGTAGCTGGGTAAAAAAACTGTGGGGTATTGATTACT